TGCTCTGGCGAGTTAACAGTAGTGCCGGGATCGTACTCTTTAATTCCACTCATCTTGTGTATCTTCATTCCTTTTTCTTTAGCCATTTTAGTTCCCCATTCCACTGTGGTTTGTACAGTAATAATATAGAAAAGGTGCGCCTACAGGTACTGTAATTTGTGTGTAAGCTCCTGCGTTTCCGGGTAGTCCGTTGGTAGTTACCCCAGAAGTATATTCAACACCGCCAGCATGTGTACCGTTAGGAGTACTAGAGAATCGCAATGGGTGTCCTCCGTTCGTCCCTGCCGACTGGTCAAACTTATATGTGTTACCCACACTTAGTTCTAGCATTGGGGTTACAACTCCATCAACATAGTACTTGTTCCCTGTCCCATAACGGTTTGTTCCTGTCGCTACCGTTATTGTGTACGTGGTAGATACCACCACACTGACTAATCCTATATGCCCAAACGCAAAGAGTGGGTCTACTGGCTGTAATCTCGCTCGACTTGCAGGATAACCTGTAAAGTCTGGTCTTGGATCTCGTATTGCCTGTGGATCATTTATTACAAATGTCCCTAAACTTAACTGCGGCTGGTCAGGGTTCCAACACTCTGGACAAGCCTTAATTCCTGTAACCACTGCCTTAATAACCAGAGGTTTTAACTGCCTTAGCCTATACTGAAACCCACATACGTCGCACTCTGCTAACGCATTTTGACCTGATGCAAATTTCTGGCTCATAGTTACCTAGGTCCATACAAGCGAGGTATAAGCATTTCAGAAGCCTTTTCTCTATCCTCTCCCGCAGCTAACGTATACTGTTCATCATACTGTGCTTTGAGCATTTCTAGCCGTGCCATGCCTTCCGGTAGCTTAGTAGCCAAGTAGTATGCTAGACCTGCTACAAGCGCAGGAAAGAAACGAAAGGGCATATCGGCTGTGTTAACGCCCGTCCCTGCATCATCAATACGTTTAAGACGGTAGTATCTAAGCACATAATAAGGTTCAAGCGCCGTACCTTGGTTTGGTACAGGCCATACGGTAATCTGCGGATTGTCTGTCTTACGATCAACCCATGCTTGTATAGGGCGACCCTGAGTTAACTTATTAGGTATAGAAGAATAAGTATCTACACTGATACGTGAAAGATTCAAGTCAGTCTGAGTAACTGCATTGCCCTCACTGGTGCGAATAAACTGCTCTATTAAATCAATAGTATTAGCGGGTAGGTCATAAGTAGCTGTGCCTTGAACAAGGTTTACAAAACCCTCCTCAATGGTCCACATATTAACGCCACGATTAGCCCACTCAATAGTCAGTAGGTTCATAGAACGACGCGCTGTGCGTAGATCATAGCCAGAGTGTAGCTCCCTACCGGCACGTTCAAACGCTTCTTCAGCGATCTCTGTGAACTCCATATTAAATGTAGTAGTACCCGATACAGCCATTACTTACCCCAACTTTGCCGTGCAGTAGCTCTTGCTTTAGTAGATAAATCACCATAATGAAACAGTTTCTTAGAAGCTTTAGTCATCGTCTTCCCTGTCATTACTGTTCCATCGGGGTGTCTATGCGTACCCCCTCTATGGGGCTTACCATCTTTGAAGTAGTGCATTACACCTTTAGCCATTACTTCTTTCTCCTTTTTAACGGAGTGACTCGTTTAGGTTTACCTGCCGGTTGACCTAACCTTTTCTTCTGCGCTATACGAGACTTTTTTTCTGCCGCTGTCATTTCACCTGATGTCTTAGGTGTTTTACTAGAAACCCTCTTTGTGGGCCTACAGTACGGCGTTCCTCGTTTGTCTCCTTTCTTGCGCCCACAGGCTTTACCTGTCTTTACGTCCTTCCAGTCTTCCTTGAACCAACGCTTTAAGGCTGCGCCTTTTTTGGTTTTACGAACGGCCACTGGCTTTCTTCTTCCTGCACTTAGCAATAGCACCGGACGCATACGCAGAAGGGAAGACTTTATACTGCTTCTTCACCTTCCTATAGCAAGCATCTTTAACTGTTCCGCCCTTATTAAGTGCTGTAGGACGTTTAGCTGGGTTTATTTTCCCCATGCCTTTACATGCCATCATAGAGAATTACTCCTCTGCGTCGTCTTCTACTTCTACAACAGGCTCTTCAGCTTTTTTAGGAGCTTTTTTAGGAGCTTCTTCAACAACTTCATCTTCACCATCTGGCTGTCCAAATAATCCAATTCCCATAATATTCTCCTCAATTAAACCATTCGTCCTTTAGTATGCCCTTTTACAGCACATCCATCACCACGGCTAGAAGCACTGCTTTTACCAACCTTACCGCCTTTTTTCATCATAGTAGAAGCGCCAGAATACGCACCTCTGCCCATAGATTTTTCCATGCCTTTACTTTCATTCCTGCGAGAGGCCATGCTTTGAGAATTTGAACCATTCCTAGCGCCCATAGACTCATCTAGTCGGTCATTGTACCCCTGCGTTTTACCGCCTCTCATGTACCCTTTAACCTTACCGCCCATGTTTAACATATCAGCCTTTTCTTCACGGTTTATCCTACTTAACTGATCGGACTTATCCTTGCGCTCTTGTGCATCTTTAGGTCGTCTATCTGCCACTCTCCTAGATTCTTCTATTTCGTTACGTAAGCTTTTAAGTCTACTCTTTCTATTCACGTCTCCACCCTCCTGAAAGGTTTTTCCTTTATCTGCTTTAGCAAAATCTTTACCTACACTTTGTGGAACCCCAGCTTTCTTGGCAAACTTAGGGTTATTAGCTACTGCTGCCATAAACTTGGCTTGCTTTTTCGTCTTGCTAGGCACTAACACTTCCACCGTTTTCTTGCTTGGCGCAGCCTAGAATTAGGGTCTTTAGCTGCTTTTGGAAATTTTTTCATCTGACCAGCGGAACGTGCACAGAAAGACTTACGCCGCTTTGCGTCCTTGCTGCCCTTCTTCACTTCACCCGTAACGGCTGTCTTAAGTTTAGAGCCGGGGTTGTCCCTACGGTATTTAGCCACACCCTTCTTAGTCATACCTGCACCAGACTTAGTTGGACGTTTCTGACCACCTTTAATGGTGTGGCCTTTCATAGTCCCCTTTTTCTTAGGCGCTGGCATAAACTTTAGACACCGTAAGAATAAAAGAGTATGAATCCCCCGCTGCTGGACTTATTGTAGTCGCTACAATATCACCCGTATTACCTGCTGTTCCGAAAGTTCCGGGGTTAGGAATACCAAAGTCAGTAAAGTCATACTGCTCTGTCCAATCCGCTGGAAGTGTAAATATAGGAACATCAGTAGTCGCATCAAATGCTAAGGTGACAGCCACTCCTTTGCTTGCATAAGTGGCCGCTTGTACAGTAGCTGCTATACAGGCTTGACCCGTTACAGGGTCATTTGAAAGACTAGACACATCAACTAGTACAGAAGTAACAACGTCAGTATTACCTACCGCTACGTTACCCCTAATAATAGCTGTGCGACCGCCATCCTGTATGATTTGCGTCGTTAGCGTATCAGCCATGATTTACTCCTTATAGTTTATATTAAGCACTAAATGGAGTAGCACCTGCACCCGCGCCAGCGCCGAAGCAAACAGCTTGGACATACCATGTTCCCGCAGAAACGGCTGTGCATGTAATCATGCTATCTATGTCACCACCAGTAGTACCGCCATTCCAAGTGAATGTAGTGTCGTTAGGTGTAGCTAAGAAAGTCTTAGTCAAACCGTTAGCATCTACAGACGTTGCATAGCCAGTGAATACATCCGTTCCAGAAGGCTTGATAACTAAGTTATTAGCTAAGTCAAATGCACTGATAACCACAATCTGTGCGCCAAGCTGGTTCTGTTGGTCAGGCGATGTAGGATCAGTTGCAGGAGTAGTGCTTGAAGGTGCAACAGATAGAATCGCAGGAAGTGTAAGTTGTCCTGCACCTGCGGCATTGTTTGAGTTATAGATGTTTACTACACCCGCGTTACCCGGAGTTACTGCCCCAGTAGGATTGCCATTAGCATCTACTGTAGGGGTAGGGAATATAGATAAAACCGTTGTTGTATTGTCGGCAGTTATTAAAGAAGCTGAACCGGGTCCAGCGGAAACAAAACCATTAAGTGATCGTACCGGCCCAGAGAAAGTTGTTCTAGCCATTTGAAAATCCTCACATGCGAGTTTAGCGAATCTGTCTGCATGTAGTCCGTCGGGGACGGTCAGAGTTCGCGGGTTAGCCCCGATTTAAGAGAGTATATAACACTTATTTATAATATGTACAAATAAAACTCAGACAAAGAAAAG